GTATATAATAATATTTTTGTATTTCCTACAATGTGTAAGGAAAGAAAAATAGAACATATAAGAGTTTTAGAAGAACTTCTTGAAAAGCAAAAAGTATTATATACTCGTTTAAGTTTATCTGATGATCCAAATGCAATAAATGTAAAGAAACATATTGAAGATTCTGCGGTATTAATGGGTATGCCAAAAGGAATGGATATGAATGTTGTATTTAATAATATACATACTGTTGTTAAAAATATGAAAGAGCAGTTAGATCGGGCTTGACATCCCTTCTTATTTCTAGTAAGATAAAGTTGTCATAAAGGCCAAATCTATTCAATCAGAGGTAATCTAATGTCTTTTGAAAGTCTAAAAAAACAATCTTCTATTGGTAATTTGACTGCAAAGCTAGTCAAAGAAGTTGAAAAAATGAATAATACCGGTTCCAATACAGATGATCGTCTGTGGAAACCTGAGATGGGAAAAGATGGTGTTGGATCTGCGATTATTCGTTTTCTTCCTGCACCTGAAGGTGAAGATCTTCCTTGGGCGAAAATGTACTCACACGCATTTCAGGGTCCTGGTGGATGGTATATTGAAAACTCTTTGACTACTATGGGACAAAAAGATCCAGTTTCAGAGTATAATCGTGAACTTTGGAATAGTGGAAATGAAAAGGATAAAGATACTGTACGTAGGCAAAAGCGTAAGTTGAACTTCTATTCTAATATTTACGTCGTGCGTGATCCTGCAAATCCTCAAAATGAGGGTAAGGTTTTTCTTTATAAGTATGGAAAGAAAATCTTTGATAAAATTATGGATGTAATGCAGCCTGAATTTGAAGATGAAGAACCAATCAATCCTTTTGATTTTTGGCAGGGTGCAAATTTCAAACTGAAACTTGTGAAAAAAGACGGTTATTGGAATTATGATAAGTCTGAGTTTGATCGTTCATCTCATCTTCTTGATGACGATGATGCTCTAGAAGCACTTTGGAAAAAAGAGTATTCTCTTGCTGCAATTACTGCAGCAGATCAATTCAAGTCTTATGATGAACTTCAAAAGCGTCTTGATTATGTTCTTGGTAAGAAGGGAACACCTAAAATGTCTTCAGTAGAAGATGAAACTGAGTATGATAATTATTCTTCTACTGTTGAATCTAAAAAGACTGAAGATAATGTAATGGAAGAACTTGAAGAATCATATCGTCGTAGTAAATCTGCATCAAATGAAACTGAATCTATTTCTGATCTTGATGAGGATGATCCCCTTTCATATTTTCAAAAATTAGCAGAAAGTTGAGTTATTGATATAATCTAATATTATCACCTTTTTTAAGGGTTCTTGAAACATATTGAGAGGACCCTTTTTTGTATGTCATAATTTCTTCTAAGTCGTTGAATACAATATTTAAATATCTTGGTTTAAGTACAAATATATTTCTTTTTTCGTCCTCTAATTGACTTTCATACTCATAGTTTGTAATTGATGTAAGTATGCTTGATGCAGGTAATGTTACATTTGTTTGTAAATTGTTGTCATAGTATTGATAGTAATACGTATTTGAATTTAGTAATGGATCTGTAGAAATAAATTCAAATTTTTCATTTCCACTAATTTCAATTATTTCATTTGATGGTATATTTGGACTAAATGAAAATGCAAATATAAATCCAGAATCACTTGTTGTAGCTATATCATCAACTATAAATGTTCCATTAATATTTTCAACTGAAGATCCTGTTATTGTTACTTTTGCTCCAGATTTAATATTTGGACCATCATTTAATAAAATTACGGTGTAGTTATCACTAACAATATTATAAAATATACCAAATATTTCTGTAATTACTGCTCCTTGAATAAATCCATTTCCACTTTTCCATTCATTAGGCATTTGAATACCTTCAGGTAAAATTAGATTTCCTGAACTATCTCGGACTTCTTTTGTTTCATAATGATGAATACCATTATAAAGATTATCATAAGTATCATATTTTTCTAACATTACTTTATCAAAAATAGATTGTGGTAAAGGCCATTCTGTTTGTATATTAAGTATGTTATTTGAGAGAAGTACTACCCAATCTAATGTTTCATCGTTATATATTTTGTATGCAACGTTGTCTGGTCTTTCATCACCAATTATTTTATATTTTGTAAAAAACGCCAGATCTCCAAAAATATCTTCACGTAATTTTCCACGACGAAATAAGTTTTTAACAGTTGCATATTCAGAGATTTGTCTTTGATTGGAATCTCTACTTACATAATCAAAGTCTGGAACTTGTCTAAAATAAGGTTTTGTCATTTTTAATAACCTATCTGATCTGTTGGAATATCTTTATAATCTTGATTAGTAACTGGTTCTAATTCCTGGAATTGTAACGTGAGATTATAAGAGGTCATTGTGGCGTTAGGATCCTTAAAAGTCATATAAGATCCATCTGGTGTATAATCCACGTTACAGGATTTTAAAGCACAGGTTTTAATTTTATTTAAAGATGGATGATCGGTATTTTGTTGACCTCGTAGAACATATTTAATATCAAATACATTTGGTGCAGCTAGAAAAAAACTTTGCGATGCAGTTTTAATTGACATCGCTTCTTTAAATACTCTAATAATACTTCTCACTTGTGTTGCTTCACCTTCTCCTCTAGGAGAAAGTCTGAATGTAAATGTAAAGGGTCTTAAAGTTGGACCCTGAAATAACAGTTCTAAATTTGGATTTACTATTCCTCCACCAAGTCTAGATAAAAGACCCTGTGTTCCTGCTGCTTTTTGTGCGAAATATAACTTTATTGCTTTTAGTGTATTCTCATTTTTAATGGTGGTTTCAAGTCTCTTAATTAAGTCATCCACATATTGTTGTCCTTGACCTGACATTATATTTAATGACCCACTAGCAAGTTCCATTTCTAATGGATTTAATCCAATACCATTCCAATCAACATTATTTGAATCCGAAATTGATGGTTGTATTGGTAATGATATTGTACCAATACTGGTAAGTTCTTGTCTTTGTTCTAAAATTCCAATTGCACCTTCAAGATTGAAGTTTCTTGCTTTATATTTTTTTATTGTGAATTGAATGAAATCTTGTTCGTTGGTTCCTAAATTTGTTGGATATACATAGTTTCCAAAATCACTTCTAACTTCATTTGGTTCAATTGTTAAATTAAATATATCTTTTGTTAATGTAGTGTTTTGTGGATCTACTCCATCAGTGTTTGGTTGATTTGGTGGAGGGAAAGTTACTGGGTTTATTTGTTGTCCGTTAGCAGATACTGTTCCTACTGCACCTGAGGTTACTTTTGGTATTTTATTATTTGCTACTAATGATTTTTTAATATCTTCATCCGTATTATTATTTATTACTGCTGCTCTTTCATTAAGAAATTGCCCGTTACTATTTGTTGCTTCACCTAGAAGAAATCTTCTAGCACCATCTTCTGTTATTCTATTATCAGGATTTTTTCTATTATATTCAGTAGTAAATGCTCCAAGTTCATTTTCATTTATTTCCCATTTGGTTGGGTCACTGCCATTACTGGATATGATTTTTCTACTAATTCCTCCAACAACAAAAGATACTTCAGTGTCTCCATTATTAATATTTACTAATTGCTTATGTGGAATACTCCACTTTGGATATGATTGAGTTATTTTGTCTGCCATTAGACGCAGTTTTTTATCTATTTATTCTAAATTTGGAATAGGATATTGTTCGCATATAATTTATTTCACTTGGATATACGAGATGTAATGACCCAGCAACTTCATTCCAAGTATAATTACGAATTGCTTGAGAAGGGTCAACTCTTTCCCAGTGATAATTTAGTCCTCTAAATCCCCAGTTAAATACCCCTAATGCTGCAATTAAAGGATGTTGATCGTATTTTAATCCTGGAGTTTTTGCATTATAAATGAAGGTATAATAATTACCAACATCTGGAACATATTCAAGTTCTCTTAATACTGAAATGATTTCAAGCATAATATCTTCAGGGTCAGATATTCTTCTGATCCTTTTTTTAATTTCATACATTCTATCTTCAGAAGTTTCATTTCTTCTGATGTATTGTCCGAAACCTTGTGCCATTATCTAAGATTTAGCTCTTGTTCTGTAATGATTTTAAATTTTATTTTTCTATCGTCACACCACTCTTGAATTGATTTCCATTTTGATTGATTGACTTCATATGTTTTTACTTCATTTATGTAAGTCTTGTTTTGTTTATTTCCTTTTATGGGTGGAACTGTTTGTTTTTTGGGTTTAATTTCTACTACATATTTTTGTTTTTTATTATTTTCTTCTAATACTTCTATAATAAAATCTGGAAAATATCTACAAACTTTTTGTTTTACTGGGTTGTAATATGGGATACAAAATTCTTCAGATCCATATTTAAGAATATTTGGACTTCTATCACACCATTTCATAAACTTTAATTCCCAAGAACTTCTATAGATTATATTTTTGTAATCGCCAATATATTTTTCGGGGTTTCTTGGGTGAAATCTTCCTTGATGATATTTTGCATCTTTAGGCATATCTCAACTACATAGTATTACAAACTTTAATCTTATTTATAGATGGCTGCTCCACCAATTAAAAAAGTTAAAATTA